ATATAAAGGAAAATACAAACCAAAAAATCCTCAAAAATATAGAGGCGATCCCACTAATATTATTTATAGATCTTCTTGGGAATTAAAGATGATGAAATATTTAGATGATCGCAAGGAAATTGTTTCTTGGGGTTCCGAAGAAATAATAATACCATATCGCTCGCCAATCGACGGCAAATTACATCGTTACTTTATGGATTTTATTGTTACTAAAATAAATAACAAAGGTCTTAAAGAAACAGCTTTGATAGAAGTTAAACCAAAAAGTCAAACGCAACCTCCCAAAAAACAACAAAAAATAACAAAAAGATATTTGAATGAAGTAACAACTTGGGGCGTAAACGAAGCAAAATGGAAAGCTGCAGAAGAATATTGTAAAGATAGAGGTTGGGCGTTTTACATTTTTACAGAAACAGAACTTGGGATTAAATACTAATGGCAGATTTTTATCAATTACTTCGTCAAGCTGGAACGAGTATTTTATCTCAAGCCAAACAAGCTGTACAGTGGTTTGGCGATCAAGTAAAAAATATATCAAAAGATCCAAATAAAGTATTCAGAAGAGACAGTTTTCCTAAAATCGGAAGTATGTATCTGTTTGTGTATGATCCAAAATTAAAGGCGACTTTACCTTTTTACGATGCTTATCCTTTAGTTATTCCTGTTGAATATTACAGCGATGGATTTCTTGGTTTAAATTTGCATTATCTGCCTCCTATGGCAAGAGCTTCATTACTTGACGCTCTAACTGCTTTGGCAAATAATAATAAATACGACGACACTACAAAATTAAATATTTCATACAAGATGTTAAAATCTTATTCAATTCGATTTGGTGGTTATCAAAATTGCATCAAACGTTATTTGTTCAGTAATGTCAGAAGTTCTTTCAATTATGTTAGTCCTGTAGATTGGGACAAGGTCGTAATGATGCCGTTACAGAAATGGGTTGTGAATAGTGATAAAAAATATGCCAGTTCACCGCCTTATTAGGATAAACAATGCCATTTAATATAAGCACATTTAAAACTGAAATTGCTAATTATGGTTATTTGCAAACCAACAAATATCAGATTTATATAACACCACCGAAAATATTTACCGGAAGCAGTTTATCCGTTCCGAGTATCGGCGCTGGCGGTGCGAATATTTTACCAAATCTTGTTTCTATGCAAGACATATCAAAAAGATTAATGTTTCGCGCCGACGCAATTAATGTTCCATCTGTTTCATTGACAGTTCAAGATGTCAATAGATACGGCGTTGGTATTGCTCAAAAACAACCAGTAAACGCTACTTTTAATACATTAAACGCAACTTTTATTTCAGACGGTTATGGAGAAATTTGGCAATTTTGGTATCAATGGTTGCGAACCATATTCCAGTTTTCTGGTTCTGATGGAAATGCTGGATTTCAAAATAGTTCAGGAAATTACTCCTTACAATATAAAGATGATTATAGTACGACTATTACATTGATTATATATGATAATTATGGAAATGCAGTTCAAAAAATAGATTACACACAAGCGTATCCATATGCAGTAAACGATATTCAATTAAATTGGAACGATGCAAACCAGCTGTTAAAAATTAACGTTGCAATTGCATTTACTGATTTTACGATTCAAGATTCTTCTGTTGGCGCTCGAGCGCACGCTTTTTAATTATTAACTATTGGAGTATATGATGTCTTTACCTAAAATTTCTTACCCAACATACAATATCAACATTCCTTCTTTTAAAAAGGTATTTAAATTTAGACCTTTTTTGGTTAAAGAAGAAAAACTTCTTTTAATGGCCAAAGAATCTGATAATGCTTCTGATATTTTGATGGCAGTTAAACAAGTTGTTAATAACTGTTGTTCTGATAGAGGGTTTGATGTCAATAAATTAGCTATTTTTGATTTAGAATACGTATTTTTAAAGTTAAGAGCTTTTTCGGTAGATAATATTTGTAAAGTTTCTTACAAAGATGCTGAAGATGAAAAAACTTACGATTTTGATATTGATCTTAACAAAATTGAAGTTGAATTTCCGGAAAAAGTTGATAATAACATCAAAATAACCAACAAAACTGGTATTATTATGAAATATCCAGCTTCAACTCTTTATGATGACAAAGAGTTTTTAAGTTTGGATAAGGATTATCTATTTGAGTTGATTATCAGATGTATTGATAAAATTTATGATGGCGATAATATGTATGAAGGTAAAGATTATAAACCAAAAGAGTTAGGCGAATTTTTAGAAAATCTTGACAGCAAAACATTCAATGCGATCAAAGAATTTTTAGTCAATACACCAACAATCAAACATACAATCGAATATAAAAATGCTCTCGGGCATGATAGAAAAATTGTAATGACTTCGTTAAATGATTTTTTTACATTGCGTTGAACCATAACACTTTGGAAAACTATTATAAAACAGTTTTTTCTTTGGTTCAACACCATAAATACTCATTGTCTGATGTTGATAATTTAATACCCTTTGAACGTGATATCTATGTACAGATGTTAATTACATATATCAAAGAATTAGAAGAAAATCAAAAATAACGGATATTAAATGGCAGAAGAAACAGAACATTTAGCGACGGAAATTAGAGGTCTTTCTAATATTACTATTGCCAATAAGCGTAGTACAGAAGAAACTTTTGCGTCGTTCAAACAACAAGCTGCCAATGAAAATGGATCTATGGCCAATTTTGCCAAAGATCTAAATTCTTTTTTTGCCAAACAAAAAAATGATACTCAAAATTTAACTGACGCTGTTGAAAGTAGTGTTACTGAAACAGAAAATGTTGCTCGTAAAATAGATAATACCAATCAACTTTTACAAAATTCCATAAACATTCAAAGACAAATGCTTGGTGAATTGTCAAGCGTTAGTGGAACTTTGAATGACATATTAACTGAAGAAAAAAGTAAAGAAGCCGGAGGAGGTGGCGGCAGTGGATTATTGGGAAATGCTGTCGGAGCAGCTTCCGCTTTAAGTGAATTAAAAGGTCTTTTTAGAATATTAGCAAGTCCAGCTGGAATTGTAACTAGCGTTGCTGCTTTAACTGCATTAACAACTTATTTAACTTATAATAATGCTAAAGAAAAAGCTCAAAATGTTAATAATAGCGCCGGGGATTATTTGGATGCAAAAACGCCCGAAGAAAAAGCAAAAGCAAAAGAAAAATTAAAATCAGATATTCTTGAACGTTCTCAAGCCGCTGCGAATGCTAGTGGCGCGGGTATTGCAGTATTAATACCCGACGATCAATTAGAAAATTATGCCAATCAAGAAATATCTGAAGAACAAAAAAGAAGGGGAAATAACGGCGGGCCGGACGCGCAACAAACACAAAACAGTAATATTAATAATGCACCCGCACCAAGTTCTCAACAAACTCAAAATAATACTGGTGGAACTAGTTCTAGATCAAGCGGAACATATAGCGCATCATCTGCTGCTCAGTTGGCTAAACAAGCAGGAGCAACACCAGAAGAAGCTAAAATTCTTGGCGCAATTGCCATGGCAGAATCTTCAGGTAAACCACAAGCGCACAATGGAAAAGCTCGTGATAATTCTTATGGATTATGGCAAATAAATTTATATGGAAGATTAGCCGGAAGAGTTAAAGAATTTGGTTTAAATGGGCCAGAAGATTTATACGATCCTCAAAATAACGCCAAAGCGGCTGTTAGATTATTGAGACAACAAGGTTTCAAAGCCTGGTCAACATATTCCAGTGGCAAATATAAAAAATATTTGAATGAAACAGGAAATGATACAGGAACTTCTGCTGCATCGCCACAGTTACAACAGAGTGCTGGTCCTTCTGTTACACCAATTACTTCTGGTTCTGCAGCAACGGGTGGAAGTAAACCAACTGTTACTAATCAACAACACCCAGAAATGGCAGCTGGCGGAAAAAATGAAAATCAAGGTGGAAATCAAGTTAGCAGTCCTTCGCCCATACCGGGTGCATCAGGAACAGGGGGTGCGACTGGAGGAGCTACTGATGCTAAAAAATTTATACAATCAAGACAAGGCGGCGGAAGAGGATTTGCTGGCGTTAATGCTGATAAGTTAAATTCTGGATTTGCACAAAAAATGATGAAAGCCATATCAGCTGCAGAAGCAGCAACTGGCGATAAAATTATGGTAACTGAAGGTTACAGAGATTCTAAAATTCAAGCACAATATTATGCAAATTACAAACAAACTCCAATAGAGTGGGAAGGTAAAACTTATTATCCACAAAAAAAAGGCGGTATCGCAGCGAAACCAGGAAACTCTAAACATCAAAGAGGGTTAGCTGTAGACATTTCAAGAGGTAAAGCCCACTCTTGGTTAGCTCAAAATGCAAGCCGTTTTGGAATTAAATGGGGCGGTTCATTTGGGGATCCTCCTCATTTCGAAGATTCTTCCGGCGGAAGTAATGAATATCAAGAAGATAACGCGCAAAAAGTTTCCGGAATTTCCGGAGGCGGCCAATCTGCTCCTGGCCCAATGGCGTCAAATCAATCTAAAAATTATCCTTCCGAAACACAAGAACAGAGCGGCGGTATGCCACAAAGCAGCGGCGAAATGTCGGGCGGCATGCTAAGCAGAGGTATGCCATCAAATCCAATGGCGATGATAGGAAAAATGCTCGGTGGCGTTATTGGAGGCGGCAAAGGAGCTATGATGGGAGGAATGTTTGGTAGTCTTTTGAGCGCCATTACTTCACCCGCCCCAGGCGCATTACCTCAACAACAAATGGCAGGACCTCAACAATCTGCTCCTCAGCATCAAGGCGCAGAACAGCGTCCATCCGCCCATCAAACTGCTCCTAAAAATAAAGAAGGCGTGAAAGAACATGATTCTAGAGCCCATCATGAAGACCATTCAGGGCTTATTAGCACATTAGCGCCATCGCTGCTAGGAGCGAGTGTGAGAAAAGCTGCTGGTCTTGGAACTACTATGGTAGGATAAAAAAAAGGAGCCCGAAGGCTCCTTAGTATTAACCAGCAAGTTTCTTGAAAAATTCCATAGACTCATCGTCTTCGTCATCATCAGCTGCTTGAAACTTAGGTTCAGGCGCAGCCTTTTGTTTCGGAGCAGCATCAGTTCGCGCCCAAGGAATATCCTCCTCTTCAGCACGAGCAACTGTGGCGCTCGGAAGGTTCTCATTAAGAACCTTTTGTAGCTTCGCCTTTAGTTCGTCATAACTCTTGAAGTTCTTGTGGTCAAGGAAATCCTTGAGAGAATGCTCTGACTTCCAAATTTTCTCGAGTTCTTCGTCGTCGTTAAGCAAAGGCTTAACCTTATCAAATTCAGACTTATCATAATTACGATAACCCTCAACCTGACGAATCTTAAGCTTAAAGTTAGCTCCGGCCCAAAGATCAAAAGGATTGACTGCATCCTCATCTTCAAACTGAGGATTCATTGCCTCATTAAGCTTATCAAAAATCTTCTTGCCATACTTGAATAGGAAAACCTTACCTTCGTTGGCAGGATTACCTGAATCAGTAACAATATAGACATTTGAAATAAAGTGAAGACGACGCTTCTGCTTACGAGCAATTTCCTTATTGGCTTCGATGCCCGAGTTCCAGAGCTTTGTATTATGCTCAGAAACAGGATCATCCTTACGAATAGTGGTCAGAGAATTTTCGATATACCAACCGCCCGGACCCTGAAATCCATGATCAAAGAGACGAACGAAAGGAAAATCTTCGTTTGCTGCAGGAGGAAGAAAACGGATAACAGCATAACCGTTACCAGCCTTATCTACAGTCGGTGACCAAAAACGATCATCACCCTTCTTACCTTCCTGTCCACCAGAAACCTTGGTAAGTTCGGCAGTAAGAGCCTCTAGAGACTGCTTACCAGACATTGCCTTGAGCTTAGAAAAATCTACCATTTATATAACTCCGTATGTTTGTATTACAATGTATGTTTTGTATCGAGCAACGTATAACGCTCAACATTATTTATTATACCCTATTCGGCGAATAAATCAATGATTAGTTTTTTAATTTTATCTTTGTCAATATTAATGAATGGGGTATATTTTTCAACTTTGGTTCGAAGATTATCCCAAACCAAATCATATTGCATTTTAGAATCCCAGTGTTTTTTGGCGCCTGTAGCTTCCAAAAGTAAACACAAGGTATCCAAGGAAATTTCTTTTCCCAGGAATTTTTTGAGCAAAATAGGATGCTCATTGTTTTTACAAATGAAATTTTGATTGAAGTTATCGTCCAACTTAGATAGTTCTTGTTTGAACACATAGGTCAATGATTGTTGACGTTTGACCCAATCTTTATAATTATTTTCTGCTTCTTCTGAATATGCTAAATCTCTGATCCAAGTTTTCTCATTAATTGAAAAATTAGCGATCAAAAAATTTCTAACGTCAGAGTGTTTGGCAAGTTTCTGAAAAAACAGTTTATCTTTACGAGCATCAAAAGTTTGGCTATTAACCTTCATTTTTCCATTATATTTGAAATAATTATATGAAGGTTTCGTAAAATGATTTTTTATTGCAAGATATTCTTTATACGCTTCTATCGCCGAGGTCATAGTACATGAATATCCAAAATTTCGCTAAAAAATTTCTTGAGCTTTTTGGTAAATTCCTCGGGCGAAGATTCAAGCCAATCGAGGTAAAGTGTATGGACCGAAGAATTTTTATCTTCATTTTTGAAAATAATCGTGTATCCTAAATTTTCTAGATAGTCAACAAGATCATCTTCATCAATATCGGACAGATCAACTTCGGTTTCAACATAAATTCTAGACATTACTTTTTCTCCACTTTTGGTATACTTCTACAAAATTTCACATAAAGTTCCATTTCCATACCTCGAGCTTCGCGCTCCCATGGTTGAGACCAGTAATCTATCTCGTCACCATCATATATTTTATTCAAGTATCTGTATTTGCTGCCTTTGATATAATCTTTTAGTTCGCCGTTCGCATATTGCTTAACGTGAACCATTTCATGACCAATGGCCAAAAGAGTTTCTTTTTTACTCAAATTATTTGAAACTGTTATGATAAACTCTTTGGGACGATCATTTTTATTAACCCATTCACAAAAAGCTATCCCACCATCGTTCTTTTTCAAACGTTCAAATATGAGTTTGATTGAAACTTTGTGATATAAATTCTCACTCAAAAGCGTTTTACCATAGAACTTTATGGCGTCTTTACAAGTTTTAAGTAGAATTTTTGATGGTTTTCCTGTAGTTGTTAAGTACATTGCTGCCTCCATCCCTTTAATTTATTTATAGGGGAAGGCGAGCTCCTCTTTTAAGGATGTTTAGGATTTCCGCTTCGGCCTGAATTTTAGATTTCATGGCCGGATCTTTGCGTATCCAATAAGCAGCAGTTTCGACTTCCAAATTATTTTTCTGACACCATATAACAACAGCGTCAATATATTCTATATTTTTAGTTCGGCATAATGTTTCAATATCACTAACGAAATTGTTATTATTCAACAATGCTTCCATATTGATCATACCTTTAAAATGGTAGGGGTGCCAGGATTCGAACCTGATCAAGAACAGTCATCTACTGCTAAAGTGTTTATAAGACACTCTCGTGTACCAACACCCACGCCCAATAGTGGCGGTCACTGAAGGATTCGAACCCTCGACCCACGGAGTAGAAATCCGTTGCTCTATCCAGCTGAGCTAAGTGACCAATTTGTATAAATAGATTGTCAGTCGCGATACTACTAATATCCACTGACTCTATACTCAGTTGGGAGATACAGCTATGCATATTTATACAGGTTACGTTTACAT